TTCGCTGAAGTCTTCAACCACAAAGCAACTTCCATATCCTTGCCGTTTACGTTTACCTTGCCTTTGTAGTCTGGGTGGTTTTCCGCTTTTTTGTTGTCGTTCTTAAAAATTGCACCTGTGTTGTTTCTTGTTTCCATTTTTATTTATTTAGTTTATATTTAATTTAAAGTTATGCAATTTAAAGGTATGTTTTCCCATTCTTCTTGGTCTTCAGTTTCTGCGTTCCATTCGTAATTTTCTAACGGCTTTAAATCTATTGTTATATAAATTGGTTCGCTTTTTTCATAAAAATAAAAGTCTTCAATATTTACGTTTGTAACTATTCCAACAATTTCTTTAAATGGTAATTGTGCTTTTACAATTTTACCTATTAATTTTTCTAAATTATCTTTCATTTTCATAACTGTTTAATAAGCTTATAAAGTGAGTTCGCACAAATTCGCTTTTTGTAAGTTCGTGTTTATCAGCCATTTTATTAATAAGGTTAAATTGTTTTTCGGTTAATCTTACGATTAGTAATTTTGTTTTGTTAAATTTACTTTTATTTTTTGTTTCCATTTTTATTTGTTTTTAATTAATTATCATTACTAATCTGTTTGTTTCTATATTCCACGTAGCGCCCATTTCTCTCATTTTAATTAAACTTTCAACGCTATCCCATTTTTTTTGTTTTACCAACTCATAAATTAACTCGTCTGTTAATTCTACTTCATCAATTCCTGCAAAAAAATTCATTATTTCCAAGTCTGTTTTCATTTGCTTTTAGTTTTATATTCGTGTTTTAGTCGCTCCAAGTATAGAACAAAGTCCATTGCTTCTTCTTGTGCGTGTGTAAGCCATTCTAACGTGCTTAAATCCGTTCGTTCTAACGTTGTTTGGTATTTCTTTATTCCAGCTTCTGAACGTTCTTTAAATCGCGCCATAACGCTTAAAACGTTTTTGTCTTGTATTTGTATGTTCATATCAACCAATTAAATAAATTGTAAATACCAACGGCAGCAAAACCATAAATTGCTATCCAAATAATAATTGCTATTGTTTTTTCTTTCATATTTTCACGTTGTTTTCGTTAATAAATTCGTTTAGTTTTTTTCTTACTTCAAACATTGGTTCGTTACCGTTGTATTTGTATTCGCTTCTTAACCAATTGTCAAACTCCGTAAGTGCTGAATAATAATTTACTCCGTTGTTTGCAAAGTCAAAATCTTCTTTGTCTTCAGGCAAATTAAATTCAAGTATTGCTTTCATATTGTTTCTATTAAACTGTTAAAATAAATATTTGCTTCTTCAACCTTTGTTTGTATTTCCCAAATTACAGTTTCATCTCGTTCTATTTTAAAGACTTTTACTTTTGTTTGTTCTGGCAAATGGTCGAAGTTATGTTTCTTTTCTACGTATTCTCTAATTTCTGCGTCTTCGTCAATTTTAAATTGTTTCCAATGTTCGCGTCTAATTTCGTCTTCAACTATTTCTAAAGGTGTGTTTACTAAACAATAGCAAAGTAGTGCTTCGGTCTTGCCTGTTAGCCACATATAACCCTGTAATTGATAGTAATAATCTTTTGTAGGTATTTCGTCTTCAAAGAACGGAAAAGTATGCGCTTCGTAACTGCATTTAATGTCAAGTAAAATTTCATTCGTGTTTACGTCCGGTGTTCCTGTAATCCATTCGTTGTTAAAATGTTCTTCGTTCTTAAATATAAACCCTAAACCTAAAACATCGTTTACCAAAGTTATTGCTTCGTCTTCACATTGTAAACCCTTGTCGGTGTAACGTGAACTAAACTCTTTTTTAATTCCGAATTTTTCTTCTAAAACAAGTTCTTGGATGTAACTCTTTGCTGTTTTGCTTAATGTCTCGGTCTTGGTGCGTGGAGCGGTCATCAACCGCCCCAATGCTGAACAACGTATTTTCATACTTCTAACGTTTTTAATTGCGCAGGTGTTAAACTAAACTTTGTTGTTAGTTCTTCAACGGTGTATTCTCCTTTGCTAATTGCGTCAATAGCTTTTTGAAAACGTGCGTTGTCTATGGTTGCTTTTTTAGGTTCGTGTTTTACTTGTTCTCCAGAAGCGTCTGTGTCTTTGTCCGTAACTAAACCAAGCATCGAACTTAATGCGTAACGTCTTAAATAAGTAATTGCGCTTCCTAATACTTGGAACTCATTCATTCCTTTTAAAATTACTCCTTGTGGAATATCAATTTTGCTTTCGATACTTTCAGCACTTTCAACGTGAAATAAACAAGTTGCAATTTGTGTTCCGTTAATTAGTTGTGTAAATCCTAAACCGTGCTTTTTTAAAAGTGGGTTAATTACTTCAAAGATTTTTGGTAAATCTGCATAAGTGTAACCGTAACCTTGTGTTGCTTTGTGAATAACAGGTACTTCTTGTTGAAACGCTGCTAAACTTTTAAATAAATGTTTCATAGTTTTTGTTTTTGGTTTGTTTTTTAAATTAATTAAATTGTGCGTTATCAAGTCGCACCCCTGACTTCAGGGGTTAATTATTTGTATAAATTGATTGATATTTATTTTCAGTATCAATCCAAAACTTTCTGCCTTCTTTTGTATTGTCTACAGATATGATTGATGTAATAGTACAAGTACCCATACAAGTTAATTGGTCTAAATCTTTGTTAATTTGCTTTAAACTGCGACCTAATTTTTTTTGCTCATTTGTGTAATATCCACAAATTGTGTTGTATAATGCTCTATCAAAATTGTGAATAGACATTAACATTGGTAAATTTTTCATAGTTTTTGTTTTTGTTAGTAAATAATTATATGCAAATCTACAACCTTTTTATATATAAATCTAATTAAATTATAAAAGTTATTAACAATTTAGTTTTTAATTCTTTTAAGTTGGTGGTTTTTTACAATCCAAGTGTCTTCAGGAAAAATAAAATCTTTGTATACATCGCAGCGTTCACCCTTTTTTTTTAAAATCTTTAATTTGTTTAAGTCTTCTTTTGATAGCATTCCTTTTATCCAAACTTTACTAAAATCTTTTAAGACGTGTAAAAAACAATAATAATCGCAATTTTGCCTATCGTTAAACGTGCTTAATTTGCAATCGTAATTACTTTTTGGCGTATAATTTGACGATTGGGTTTTACATTCAACTTTATATTTTTCAATTATTAAATCAAATTCAAAATCTTGTGCGTGAACTACATTTTTACCTTTGTTTGTGTAATAATCAAAAAGAACAATTTCGCCTATTGCACCAATTAAATTTCCTTTGCCTTTACTTAATGAATTATTTAAAACTTTAAATTCGTATAAGTTTTTTGCACGTTCTAATTGTTCTTTACTTACGTTAATTTCTATCATTTTAATTTTTGTTTATAGGTTTCTATTAATTCTTTTAACTCGTCTTTTGTCCATTTTTTAACATCGTGTGCTTTCGCCTGAAGTTCCATTAATCTTTGCGCTCCTATTCGTTTTTCTATACCTATTTGGTAATTCAACAGGTTGCCACTTAAATAAGTGTTACAAGCTTCGCATTGCAAGTGTACGTTGTCTTCGTTAAACCTTACGTTACTATGTCCACCTTGTGAGTAATAGTGTCCTGCATTTTCTTTTTTACAAGGTTTGTTACACGAAATACAATTTAGTCCAGCGTCACGAACACGAATAAATTTATTGAACACCTGTTGCGCTATTTTTAAATAGTCGTTTGCGGTTTTTAAGTTTTCAACTAACTTCTTTTTCTTCTTGTTCCATTCCTTTAACTTTTGTGTTTCAACCATTGCTTTTATACATTCGTTTTTTAAACAAAACTTTTGTAGTGTGCTGAACGGTGTAAATTCTTCTTTGCAGTTAAAACATTTTTTAGTTCGTGTTTTCAAAGTTCCGCGTTGTTAAATTCTATAATTTTTTTTAAGTCTTTTACATCCTGTTTTAATTCTAAATTTATGTGTTGTAAATCAAAGTTAATTTGTCTTGTTACTCTAAATTCTTTTTCTAACGTTTGGTAAACTAACATTGCTTTTTTTATTTCGTACAAACTTTGTTCCATTGAAGTTATTAAATCTGTTCGGTTTGGATGTTTCGTTTTTATGTCTTCAATGCTAACTTGTAATTTTAAACAAGTGTGATTAAGATTAATTCTACTGCTCAATAAGTCAAGTTCCATTTTAAAAAATATTTAAGTTAGTTTTTGTTGTTGGTCTAAATTCCGAAATTACGTCTTTTCCGTAAACTTTAAACCCAAGTCCGTAATTATATTCGCAATAAACAGGGTCGTTTAGTCCAGTATGTTTTCCGCCTGTGTCTATGTCTTTAATTTTTTCAGTAGAAACCCAAGTTACAAATTTCATAACATCGTGTTTTATTAGTCTGTGTACAACTATCATATCGTCGCAACGATTTGTAAACGCTTTGCCACCTTCCACGTGGTCTTTTAACGGTGCTTTTAAATGTCCTTTAAAGTCTCCTTCAGTATAAATATTTGAACTCCTTCCGCTTTCAGTATTGGGATGAGTGTTTATGTAAATTGTCATTCCTGTTTTGTTTACAAATTGTCGTGCTGCGTTCATAAATTGGTAGTTACCTTCGTAAGTCATATTTCTGTCTAAACCTGTAAATGGGTCTATTAGTGCTACATCACATTCGCTTTGTTCAAATATTTTGAATAGTTCTTCGTGTTTATACAGGCGGTCGTTTTTTACAAATGTAAAGTATTGTTCCAAGTAAGCTGAATAGTTTCTTATTTCATCGTGGGTTAATTGTTTAAAATTTATTCCTGCATACATTTGTATTAAGTCTCGCAAAATTTGTCCGTGTTGATTTTCACCGCTCCAAATTATAAACTTTAATTTATGTTTAAGTGCAAGTGCTAAAAAATACCAATTAATAAAATAAGTTTTGCCTACGTTGTCGTGTCCTAAAATTATGTTTACTTGTTTACGTTTAAATTTTAAATAGTCATCAAGTCCATTTCCAAGTTCTAAACCGTGTTTTATTTTACCGTCTCTGTAGTTCAATAAATAATCAAGTGCTGAACCGTTAGTTAATATATCCATATTTTCTTGCTTTTATTTCTTCAGGTGAAATACCTTCGGAAGTTGGTTCGTTTTTCTGTAGCCATTTTACAGCCGTTAAATATAAACTTTTATATTTAGTATTTTGCTTGTAGTTTTCAATGTCGTTTAATACGTTGTTTATTTGTGTAATTGTATGTTTATCTAATAACTTTTTTACTTCGTCTTCGGTTATGAATAAGTGTTGAAATTCCCTATATATATTTTCTTTATTATTCTTTTCATTCTTGTTTGTTGTTGATTGTTTGTTAGTCGTTTGTTGGTTGTTTGTTATTCGTTTGTTAGTGTCTTCATTTTCATCTTGGTAACATTCATATTTACAAATAGTTACGATAGTAAATTGGCTTGTTGATTTTACTACAATTTCATTCGTTTTTTCTAACTTTTTTAAAATGGTTCTAATTTGCTGAATAGTAATTCCTGTAGCACTGGAAATATTACCTAAAGACGAAATAAATTGTCCACGTTTTACATCGTTGCCTTGCCATTTATTGTCTTTGTGGTTTGCCTTTAACAACATATACAAAAACAAGTGTACAGCTTCAGACTTATTAAACCATTCCCAATCTAAAAACTTTCTGTGTATTTTAATCCAACCGCTCATAACTAAATATTTTTTAATGCGTTTTGATATGCTAAATGTGCTTGGTATTCATTAATAAAATAACCTAAACTTTTGTTTTTTCCGTTTATATATATTGATGCTTTCCATTTTTTAGCATCTTTATGCCAAAAAACACCCTTGTATTGACTTGAATAATTACCTTGTATTTTACAGATATTAAACCTATTTGTTACAATTTGTAAATTTTCAACTCTATTATCCGTTTTAATGTCATTAATATGGTCAATAATTAAATTCATACCACAAAGTTTGTGTCCTAAAAATGCTTGAGCTACAAGTTGATGCGCTCGATAAGTATTGAATTTGTTTTTTAATTTCCAATTTAATGTGTATTGCAAATATCCTTTACGACTTAAATATCCATTTAATAATATTTCTTCGTTTTTTATAATAGATTTTAATCTTCCTGTATTTGATATTAAATACCTTCCTTCATAACCTACAACATCCTTCCAAATTTCTTCCATAACTTTAATTTTTTTATATAAAAATACCCTTGCTCAATCCGTTGCGTCTAACTTCAACTTCATAAACAAGGGTAAGAATTCCTTTTGTACTTATAATGTTAGACGAGTACAATTGCAAATATAATAATTAATTTAACATAAACACGAATTAATAAAATTTATTTTTTATTCTCAACTGAATTTTACGCAAGTCTTTTAAGTTCTTTGCTTCTTTTATTTCTTTTCGCAAGTCAAGTTCTGGACGTTCTAAACTCAAAAGAAGTTTGTAGTATTCAATGTCGTGTAAAAATAACTTGTCGTTTGTATCGCTTAAATCTTGGTAAGTTTTTAAACCGTGTAATATTGTTGCGTGGTTCATATTAAACAGGCTTCCAATCCCTTTAAGTGTGTGTCCGTCTTCGCGTAGCTTCCTAAACAAATAAATTCTTCGGTGTACTATTTCACGTTTTCGGTTTTTTTGTGCAAGTCCGTCTTGTTCGATTATTTCTTTTATTAGTTCTATCATTTTTCTATTTGTTTAATTTCAATTATAATGTCATCGTTTTTTTGTATTAAGTTTTTAACGTGCTGAAAGTCGTAAGCTTCAACTATTCGTGTTTCTAACTTAACAGGTGCGCCAACATACGCCCAAGTTTTAAATGTTGCTTTAAATCGTTTCATAGGTTTAAATTTAGTTTGTTCGTTTTTTTTAATTCTGCAAATCTCAAGGTATAACCCCAAGTCAAATGAACCCCGCCATTGTCGTTGCCACCAATCTAATTGCTCGTAGGTTGTTCCACTTTTCATAACTCGTAATAAAAAGTGTAGTTACTATCGTCATTGCTTGTTTTCCATTCCCAAAAGTTGTAGTGTGCTAAATCGCTGTTTATTGCTTCCTGCATCTCAAGGCGTAAATCTTCTAAAAGACGAACACCTAAAACGTGCGGTTGTAAATTATCGTCTGTTTCTGTTTCCCACTTCTGCGAAATTTCAACTTCTAATTCAATAAACGCATATTCCGAAACTTCGTCCCAATCGTTGAACTCCCAAGTTCCTGCTATTGAATAAGTCCAACCTGTAAATTCATAGGTTAATTCCCAACCTTTATTCCAAAATTCTAAATTTCTATTTTCCATCTTACAACGCTTTTAAATACATTAAACAATAGAACATACCACCCAACACAATAAAAGCCGTTAGAGTGCTTAAAAAGTGCCTTAAAAACGATTTGTGTTCTTGGGTTGTTGGTGTAAAGTAATC